GGTGTAAACATCCCAGACGAATACTGGCAGTACTTGCAAGAGCAGATAAACGAGAAGTTGAAGGAAATGGGAATCGACCCAATCAATATCGACTTCAGAACTGGAAAGACTAAGGATGATAAAAAGAAAGACAAGGAGGATAAGGAAGAAAAAAAATACCTGTCTGACGGTGTGTCTAAACTCGCAGGAGGTCTTGGTGGCTTAGAGAGTGGATTCCAACAGTTTGGCATAGACTTAGGCGACGGCTTCAGCAGCGTGGTTGGTGGTTTGCAAGGCATTTCCAGCATACTGATGGCCATCCAAACCATTGTAGCAGCAATCGAGATTATTTCGTCTGCTGATGCCATCATACCTTTCGCCCACGGTGGTATTGTCCCTCATGCCGCTAACGGCTACTTCGTAGGAGGCACGCACCTCAGTGGTGACGTAACCCCGATTATGGCGAATGCAGGCGAGCTGGTGCTCAACAAATCCCAGCAAGGCAACCTCGCCAGCCAACTCAACGGCGGCGGACTTGGCAACCTGCATCTGGAAACCTACCTCGATGGTCGCGCAATCAGGATTGTGCTCAACAACGATTCACAGAGCCGCATGAAGGGTAAGTATGTGACATCAAGAAATTATAGAGGATAGCGTATGGCGAGAAAGATAAAATGGCGACTACAATTCAAGTCGCTCAACGGGACGGGCTGTTTGGTAAACATCTACGAAGAGGGTTACAGAAGCCAAGCCGACACCACGAAGACTGGTGCCGACGTTCCTTTTGCCGTCGAGACTGGTGTGACGGAGTTGATTGGTGCAGCCGTCCCATTCGAGTATCAGGAAGACGACTCGAACAATTTGCTGGATGTTATCCGTATCAAGACGGCATATCTGCGAGTTGTCGAGGTGAACAAGCACGATTTGGACGATTTGTTCCCGACCAGTATTCGCCATCACTTCGTCGAAGCCTTCTATGGTAACGAGCGCGTCTTCACCGGCTTTATGCAATGTCAAGAATTTGACAACGCGTGGGTAGCCAACCCGCGAGAACTGGAGTTTGCATGTGTCAGTCCATTAGGATTGCTCGATGCTTTCAATTTTGCCGTACCGGAGGACCCGGACGACCACGGGTTAGTGACGCTTGGTGCTCTGATGCAAGAGGTGATGATAGGTTTGAACCCATCAGCCGACAGTGCAAATGTATCGGACTACCAAAACGTCATCTACCCAGTTAATTCGGCAGAGTATGTCCCTTGGAACTACAAAATTAATTCGACGGTCATTGTTCCATTTAATAGTGACTTCAAGCACTACGACTGCGATAGATGGGGAAATCCCATAGATTTGTGGAAACCCAACACGTATCAGTATTTTGTGGAAGGTATTTGCAAGTGCTTTGGATGGATAGCTCATGACACGCCATCTGGTATTGTATTCACAAAGTATGAATACGGCGGTTCCTATCAGCAGCTGTCTGTTGCCGGACTAACCAGCCTGTCAGGTGTCGTATGGTTGCAACAGTTGGCCACTCAGTTTGAGTTATATTATGAAAATGTTGATGACAATGCTGAGCAAACCGTAGTAATGCCTGTCAAAAAGGTGACCTTACAACTGGAAGGGACAGACATCAGCAAGAAAGAACTGACAACCAAACATACCACGTCGAAAGACTGGATGCAGGGTTGGAATATGTATAGAAGCGTTTCGCTGGTGCAAGTTGGACCGGATGTAACGGCGGATCATATAGGCAAAGCAAACATAGGACTGGCAAATGGTGACCTGAATAATAAGGGCACATTCCCGCTGGCATACGGAAAGATTGAAGAAAACGCCGTATCGGTATCGCTTGACGAATCATGGGTTATAAAGTATGATGCTTCGTGGCCAAATGGTACAAATCTGATAACAGCAAAGATGTTCGGAAACCCGCCGCGTAGTTCAGACGGATGGTGTATAATGAAACTTGCGGTAGAACGTGGCAGCTCACTTCAGGATATGCAAACATCCGGCTATGATGAAATAGCATTGAATCTTGTCATCAGAATTGATGGCAAGTATTTGATGATTTCAAACAACACGCTATACCCGGATATAACATACAATGCAATAACAATTAACGGACAGACGGGAAAGGTCAGCCCAAACTACTCGTTTAACGATTTACATTCTGGGGCATCATTAATAGAAATTGGTGACATTGATGGTATAATATTTAATATCGGGTATTCGGTGGCAGGCGTTGTAGAGGTAGGACTATACAAGTCAGGGTCAACAGCGTTGAACGATGGTGAAATACTTCGCATATCAGATTTAGCACTCGATGATCCAGGACATATCGACGCAGAATATTATAGCTACTACAACAAGAGAAGTGAAATCGTAGTAGGTAATAACAATACAGGCACAGAAGTATGTGATATAAGTGTCCCGTTTAATAATTACTCGGCATATCGAGGCGAGAATTCTGTATGCAGACCAGACAACTATACATCCGGGGAGCCACCGACATACCCATACATGTTCCTACCGCTTCACGTTCTGACTGAGCGAGTGAAACGCACGTCCACGGCTATCAATTTCAATGAGTATGCGGCAAAATGGACCTATTGGATAAACGGGTGGCGGTGGCGCATGATAGCAAAGACGTTCAATCTCCGCGACGACGAATACACAATAACACTTGCACGTTCATCATCAATAGAATAGAATTATGGCAGCAATTAACGGAAATCAGATCATACTGAAGAAGTACGTCGGCAATGCGTGGACCACCATCGGCTACATCCGCAGCCAGGAGCCTGAGACGCACGCCGACATGAACGAGAAGTCGAGCCCGGACCAAGGTGCGTGGCGCGAGTTCCTTGCAGGTCGCAAAGGTTGGCAGATGACAGCCAACTGGATAGTTGGCGTGACCAGTCAGATATCATGGCTGTTGGAGGTAGGCGAGAAGTATCAGCTACGTTGTGAAGACCGTAACAATTCGAACGTCTATGTCGAAGGCTATGCGTTTATAGATACGGTAAAAATCACCATGACGCGCGGAAACATTATACAGGGCAGCTTCCATTTCACGGGAACGGGAGCCATGACAATGCCACAATAACAAGATGAACGGCAACAGATTCATATTGAGCATGGGCGGCGTTGCGGTGGCGGCGGTGGTAGCCCACAACATCGAGACAAAGGCAGGCAGCATTGAGATAGCCGGCAAGACACAAGGCCAATGGCGCGAATATGTCATGGGCCGCTGTCAATGGTCTATCAATGCCGACTGGCTGATGCTTTCGTCTGACCGTATGTCGAGCCTGTTGCAAAACGGCCAGACGTTCGACATCAGCAGCTACGACCGGCTGAATCAGCGCACCAACGTCCACGGGACGGCACGACTGGAGTCATGCCACATCCGCATGGAGCAAGGTTCAATAGTCAGAGGTCAGTTCCTTCTGTGTGGAAACGGCTATCTGTTTGCACAAGGTTCGCAGGGCGACTTCAACTTCGACTTCAACAATGATTTCTATGTTTAGTTCTTAGTATCAGAATGTCATTTCATAGTCATCCAGCCATTCATCGTCGATTGTGATAGTATTAACGCCGACTTTTACGAACAGCGTACCGGCAAGCTCGGTCGAGCGGTTCTGTGCAAACGGCACAGATGCAACCGTAGCCTCGCCAATATTAGTTCCGTCAACGGTCTTTGCGGTAACACCTACATTGGCCTGAAACCCTGAACCTGCAAAGCCGTAAATACTGACAGCCAACTGTCCAGACGTGCCGACATACGACAGCGGCACGTTTATTTTTCTATCCTGAGAGTTGGCCACACCACAAGGCTCTCCCGTGCAATAGTTTATACCGTTGTACCAAACCGACGGCGTGATGGTGATGGTTGAAATGTCATCGGGGACTTTATCGGTAGCCGTGACGCGCAAACGAGTGGAGATTCGGTCCAGCTCAACAGTCCTGGTGCCATTGGTACTGCCATTCACGTCAATCGTCAGGTTCTTCCAGAACGTGTCGCTTGGGCGCGACCACGCTATCTCATGCGTACCATTGTCCAGCGTCGCGCCAGTTCCTCGGCTCGCGACAAAATATACATGATGACTGCCATACTTCAAAGATACACGCGGAGTACCCCAGTCGGCATCGGCAGGCGTTTGGTGCAACGTCTGCACGCACTCGTCACCAACAAAGTCATACATCCATAGGTCCGTCATCGTGTTCGCTTCATCGGTCAGGGCAGTGCGCGTCACATTCACACCGTCCGCATTTGCCACTCTACCGGCCATCGTTCTTTGCATCTCTGAACCTTGCTGGAACTCAGTTACGTCCATGATGAAGTTTCCTTTCACGTCAAACCTGACCTCTGCTTCGCCAGTATCAGTCGCCACATTTGCTTCCGAAACTTCACCGTCATTACTACAGCCGCACATAAAGGCAGCAGCCACCGCCATCATCATAATCTTTTTCATTTTTATATTTTTTTATGTTCCGTATGCCGCAATATCATTGCGGCTCATTATTTTTCGTCAAACAGCCGAGCCACCCGCCCGAAGTCATCATGCACCATCTGCGCAGTCACCTTCGCATACTTCTGCGTTTCGCGCGTCGTGGTATGCCCCATCATCTTCGCCAGGCTCTCCATCGCCACCCCGTTACGAAGCATCCAAGTTGCAAACGAGTGTCGGGCCAAATGGCTGTGCAACCGCGTCGTGATACCCGTCGCTATCTGTATCGCTTTCAGCGCATGATTATAGTCAGCGTTGCCCATCTTCGGTGCCTGCATTCCGTAGCGTTCCAGCACCTCCACCACCGGCGGCAACAGCACCGACACGTAAGCCACACCCGTCTTCACGCGCTCCTGGTTCGATGTCCACACACCATCCACCTTCTTGTATTGTCGGATGTCAAACCGCTGCGTGTCCGAATAGCTCATCCCCGTGTAAAGTTGAAACACAAACAAGTCCCGAGCCACGCACATCGGACTGCCAGCCATAGGCCGCAGACTCACTATAGCCTGCATCTCCTCATCCGTCAGATACTCCAGGTTTTCCCGCTTGCCAGTTTTAAACTCGCCCGTGCCAATCTTGTCGTAAGGATTGCGATCAATCCTGCCCACCCTCATAGCACGGCCAATCATATACTTCATGTATTTATGGTAATTATACACCGCCGCGTCGCTCAACCGCTCGGCCACCTTGCCCGCCTGCTTGTCAGCCGTTCGCTGTCTGACTGGCAGAGCATGAAGCCAAGTGTCCCACTCATATATCCTCTCAACGGTCAAGTCGCCCCACCGCGTCATCTTCCCGAACTGCACAAGCCTGTCATACAACAACTGGTAGTGTCGCCGCGTCCCTTCCGACATATTCAGCAGAGGAATCTCCCGCGCCATCCACTCCAGCATCGTTTCAGTCCTCACAGGTTCCTTCGTACCCTCAAAGCATCGTTCCCTGACAATCGCTACGTCAATCGGCCTGCGTTCCTCGATGAACTTGTTTATTTCTTCATTGACGCGCCGCACGATAATGCCCAGCCTATTGTTCAGCGCATCCGCGTCAGGCCGGGCAACGATAGCTCCTGCCCAATGCTTCGCGCGTACACGCATACCAGTATTTATATAATAGGACTTCCTGCCAACCGTCACCCTGACTTCAAGTGTCCCTTCTTGATTTTTATCTTCTGCCGCCACTTTCCGACGGTCAAACACTATTCTTGTCGAAAACATACTTTTTCTTGGTTTAAATGTTATTAGTTGTTAATTATTCATTTACCCCCGTTTTCAGTCCCTTCAGCCTCACTTTCTCAGTGTCGAGTGTAAAACATCGGAAAACTTGTAAAACATGTGTAAAACATTTGGGTAGAAAATCCGAAAATATCCGAAAATATCCCGAAATCCCAAAACCGCCCTCCAGCAGCCCAAACCACCGATAAACAAAGAGGATGCTGCCATTCCCTGCATCATCCTCTTGCTTTACATGTGATTCCGGCGGGATTGGGCAAGAGGTTGGAATTATCCTTTGTTTATGGGGGTTTTGTGCGTTTTACAAGCACTTTGTGTAAAACATTTGCAATCATTTTAGACATTTTTATTTTATGGATTGGTTCGTTCATCAGCTGCACCGATGGGGAAATGGTACTTGGAGAGGTCGTCGGCATTCACCTGGGCAATACGGCGTTCCAGTTCGAGGATGCGAGAGTCGCGGGCGCGGATGAGTGCGTCTTTGTCGGCAATGAGTTGATCCTTGGCCGCGAGTTGGTCACGGAGAGACTGAATGAGGTCGTCTTTGGCTTTTAGCTCGCGGGCATGGACTTCGAGAAGGGTGGCTTTCTCGGACTTCAGCGACTCGATGGTTTGCATCTGTGCGGCAAGGGCAGCGTTCAAGATGCTGGATGGGTCAATGGGCGAAGAAACGGGGGTGTCGGGTTCGATGTAAGTCTGTGACTGCTGAACTGTCACCGATTCGCTTTCACCGCGCAGGAAAGCAGGGTCTATGTCGTGGAACACGGAAACGAGCTTGCGGATGGTCTCAGGCGAAGGCTGACGCACCTTGTTATTAAGTATGCGCGATATAGTTGCCTCGTTAATACCAGTCTTCGAGGACAGCTCTTGCTGGTCCACAATCATGCCTTCAGAATAGAGCCAATCGAGTGCTTTTTTAAAACGTTCGTTTTTTGTCATTGCACCAAATGTATTAAAAAGACTTAAAATTTGACACCGTTTTGCACGGGTTTCATTTTTAGTTTGTATATTTGCACCCGAAAGCAAGCAAGTAAGGCAACGGGCACAAGAATAGCCGTCAGACGTTTAGCCGTCTTTTCAGCAAAAGCGCACACGGCACTTTGCAAGACACTTTGGCGAGTGTATGGGTTGCAAATATACAAAAATATTGTGCTCGTTGTCCGAAAGCAAGCAAAGTTTTAAGATAATTTAGAAAATTATGGTTAAGGACAAGGTAACAAAAGAAGACTTGATGAAGTTCAACGTGGGAGACCAGAAGGTGTTCACATTGCCATCATGGGGGAAGGCTCGCAGTGCCCAGAGTTATGCCAATTCGATGAAGAAGGCGACAATGGGTACTAAGGACCAGCGCGAGTTCAGTGCGGTCATCGGCGACCCTGACCCAGAGACAGGACGCTGTGGGGTGACGATTACGAGAATTGCGTGATTGGTGTGACGAGAATTAAGTAACATCTAATAAAAGGAACTATGAGCAACGATTTGATTCAATTCGGAGAGAGTAAGCAGACGATGAGCAGTTTGGAGATTGCCAAGCTGACAGGCAAGCCACACAATGATGTGCTGAAAGCCATCCGCAAGATGGAGCCAGCATGGGAAAAAGTGCATCAGGGAAATTTTTCCCTAATGTTCCACGAGGTAGAAATTGCCAACGGTGCAAAGAGGAAAGACCCATACTATGAACTGACCAAGACCGAATGCCTCTACGTTGCCACCAAGTTCAACGACGAAGCACGTGCCAAGTTGGTGCTCCGTTGGGAAGAGTTAGAGCAGAAGCAGCGTGCCAATATGCTCCAGTTGCCAAACTTTACCGATCCTGCCGAGGCTGCAATGGCATGGGCGAAGGAATACAAGGAGAAGAAGGTGCTGGCTATCGAGAACAAGAAACTGGAAGAAGAGAATATCCAACTCGCTGCTGAGAACCAGGAACTGAAGCACGACAAGAACTACCTCGACCTGATTATGCGCTCGAAGGCTCTGCTCACTGTCAGTCAGATTGCACAGGACTACGGCATGAGTGGCAAGGCTCTGAACAAGAAGCTGGCCGACATGGGCATCCAGTACAGCATCAACGGCCAGTGGATTCTCTATGCTAAATACAAGGATTGCGGATATGTGTCGAGTCGTTCTATCGACATCACGCGTGCCGATGGTCGCCCAGACGTGGTGCTTCACACCGAATGGACGCAGGCAGGCCGCAAGTTCCTGTATGAGGAACTGAAGAAACAGGGTATCATTCCAATGTTGGAAAGGGATTGAGCTATGGACAGGAAGCTGAGAGAGGAGATAACAGCCGAGGTGCAGAAGGCAGTGACGGCGGCAATGATGGCTGTCGGGGAAAGATGGATTACGGCTGATGAGCTGTGCAAGCAGTTCCAGATGTTCTCGAAGGACTGGGTGGAGAAGTACGGCGACGTGCTGCCACGGAAGCGGGTGAAGGTGACACATCTGAACGGCGAGACGCGAGGAACGCGGTGGGCATACCCACAGCATGAGATTGCGATGAACATTCGCAATGGCGTCTATGACGATATGAAGCTGCTGAGGTGAGGGCAGCATGACCTTGCGACGGAATCGCAAGGCACACTAAAAGGGGAAGGTTGGCTGAGTGGTCGAAAGCAATGCCGACAATTATCAACGCTTGCATCTTTTAGTTGATAATAAAGCGTAATGTAAGACATCGG